CGAAGCTCAAAGCACTCGAAGGACAGGAACTCGAACTCGCAGTTTGGTTCGGTGGCGATGAAGCCAACGGCACTCTCACTCCTACGGGCAACGATGGTAAGTTCAACTTCAAGGGCTATGTGTCTGTGTTCGTAGTCGGTGGCGGTACTAACGAAGTTGTTGGTATGACTGTTGCGGTTGCACCTTCTACTCCGATTACTGTCGGCGAGTAAGAAATAAGAGGAGGATTATATTATGGCAAAGACTATTAACTTTGAGTTCGAGGGCGTTCAGTACAACCTTGAATATACTCGCAAATCCATTGAGATTATGGAGCGTAGAGGATTCAAGATTTCCGACCTCGAAGAGAAACCCGTTACAACTTTTCCTGCTTTGTTCGCAGGTGCTTTCCTTGCTCATCACAAATTTGTGAAGCCGGAAGTCATCGATAAGATTTTCCGCAGTTTGAAGAATAAGGACACCCTTGTCGGCAAACTCGCTGAGATGTATAACGAACCCATCCTCGCTATGATGGATGAGCCGGAAGAGTCTGAGGGAAACTTGGATTGGGGAACGAGTTGGTAAGTGATTCGTCTCCCTTTGGAGGGGGCGAGTCCGACAAAGGCTCTGCCCCCTTCATTTCATATACGGAGCAGTTCTATTCTCACTTACCATTCTACCTGTCAATAGGTATGACCTACGAGCAGTATTGGAATGAGGATTGCTGCTTGGTTAAGTATTATCGTGAAGCATTTAAGTTACAACGAGACAGAGACAATGAGCGAATGTGGTTACAAGGTATGTATATTTACGAAGCTCTCTGTGATGTATCTCCTGTGCTTAGAGCCTTTGCGAAAAAAGGTACAAAGCCTATCGAGTATTCTACTCAGCCTTATGCGATTACCAAAGAGGAAATCGAGCGTAGGCGTATAGAGAAAGAAAAGGCTAAGTACGAACAGATGAAGGCGAGAACAAACGCCTTTGCTATCAAATTTAACGCTTTATTGGCACAAAGGAAGGAGGTTGAAAACGATGGCAGAAACAGTTCTTGAAACCTTAGTCATTAAAGTGGACTCCGATACGAGTTCTGCTGATGCAGGTTTAACAGGGTTACAAAAAACCCTTTCAAAGTTCAAGAGTGCTGCTAACACAGGTTCGAGTGGCACTAAGAAGCTCAGTTCTTGTTTCTCTTCGTTTACCTCGAAAGTACGAGGTGCTACGGCGGCTTTTCGTACTGTTTCCAATACACTCGGTAGTTGGTTTAAGGAATCCAACGATTATGTCGAAGCATTGAACCTTTTCAATGTTGCAATGGGCGATTGTGCAGAAGCGGCTATGGACTATGCTAAGACCGTTGAAGCGGTTATGGGCATCGACCTCAAAGAGTGGTTGACCTATCAAGGTGCGTTCTTTCAAATGACAGATGGCTATGGTATTGCTTCTGCTTCTTCCGAAAAGATGAGTCAAAACCTTACGCAGTTGGCATACGACCTCTCTTCACTTTGGAATACCGATGTCGAAACGGCTTTCCAAAAATTACAGAGTGGTATGTCGGGACAGATTAAGGGTCTTAAAGCGTGGGGTATCAATGTCTCTGTTGCTCAGTTGCGACAGACCGCTCTCGCTCACGGAATCGACCTTTCAACCTCGAAGATGACCGAAGCACAGAAAGCAACGCTCCGTTATATAACGATTATGGAGCAGACCACCAACGCACAGGGAGACTTGGCGAGAACCATTATCACTCCTTCAAATGCTTTGAGAATCCTAAATGCTCAATGGACACAGGCGAAGAGAGCGATGGGTCAAATTGTGAGCGTAATTGCGGTAGAGGTTATCCCGTGGTTTCAAGCTCTTATTCGAATTATTAAAGAAGCGGCTCAGTCTCTTGCAAATGCTCTCGGTTACAAATTGCCGGAGATAGATTATTCGGGCATTGAAATCGATACAGGTTCTTTTGAAGATGCTTCCGACAGTTTGGGTGAAGCGGCAGACAACGCTAAGGAATTGAAAAAAACTTTATTCGGCATTGATGAGTTGAATGTGATGACCGATAATTCTTCTTCTGCGGCAGATGTGCTCGGGGGTGGTTATGCTCCCGACTTTGGCTTGGATTTAAGTGAATACGACTATGACTTTTTAGCAGATGTCGAGGATAATGTCGGAGACATTTATAAAAAACTTAAAAAGTTGTTGAAACCCATCAAAACGATTTTTGAGTATCTGTACGATTATAAAGAAATAGTTATGGCAGGTTTAGCGATTGCTGCTTTGTCTAAATTATGGACTGCTATTTCTAATTGGTGGGTTAGTTTTAAGGCGTTAAAACTCGTGGATGCTTTCTTGAATGGATTTTACCTAATCAAAGCAACAGGGGGAAATGTTTTACAGTCTGTTGTAGGTGGTCTTGATAATGTCAGATATAACCTAACAGGTATCCAAAAAGCCGCTATTGTTGCGGTTGCAGGGTTTGTTGAGTTTGGTGTCATTCGTGAAAGTGTAAACGAATTAGCGAAGGGTTGCGAAAACGCAGGGGCTAAGATAGTTGAGATTGGCGTTGTTGCAACTGCGGCAGGAGCAGCAATGTATGTAGCACTTGGTCCGGGCGGTCTCGCACTTGCCGCCATTGTGGGAATTACTGCTGCGGTTGTTGGCTTCGCTGATGCTCAGTCGGAATTGAGGAAAGAATTAGTCGATGCTTCGTTTTTTGATGGAGTAGGTGTTTCTCTTGATTCGTTCAAATCTAAGCTCGAACTTGTAACAGAAGCGTATCGAGTGCAAAATCAGCAGATTGTAGAATGGAAAGAACAAATCGATTCCAACCACGAAACAATCGACAATATAGGGTTGAAGATTCAAACCTTATCAAGCACTCTCGGTTCTACGGGAAGGGTTACACAAGACGAGATTGATGAGATAAAGTCTCAATTTGATTCGTTATATGAATGTGTATCGGAAAATATGAGTCTTTCCGAAGAAGTCATTCTTACCGCACTCGTGGGAGCGATGCAAAGGGCAACGCCGGAAATAGCAGAACAAATCGATATTCTTATAGGAGAGTATCAAAGATATGTTCGTGAAACAAGAGGTCGTGCTGAGGAATTAAAGCTCCTCATTGACAATGGCTATGACGAATTGGTCGGAAAGCAGAAAGATGACCCTGCCTATCAAGAAATTATGGCAAACATCCAAAATTGGTACACCGAACTTGGTTATCTGTCGGGCGGTATGTCCGATGCCGGATGGCAATGGCAACAAACGGTTACTGAATTTAACAATGGGGAGATTGATTTCGGAACAAGTGTAGAAGAAGTAACAGATACGCTGAGCGGAATCGCAGACTGCGGAAAAACTGCTCTTGAAGATTTGGCTATCGCTCGTGATACTGTGTTGAAACAAATCGATGAGCAGATTGCGTATGCTTCCAAGTATGGCAGTTTGGAAGATGTATCGATGTTAGGAGATATTCGTCAAAATATCGAAGATGACTATGCTGCACAGGAAGAAGCAATCAAGGGCGAACTTAATTCTATTTTTGAGTCCATTCAAGAGGGTATGATTGGTGAAATATCGGATACCAAAGACTCTCTCGAAAAAGAATGGGACGAGATGAATTGGTTTGAGCATTGGTGGCACGACCACGAAGAAGGCAACTATGTTCGTAGCGGTCTTCGGGATATGCAAGGTCATATCGATACAATCTCCGATGCAATTCAAGGGCATATGAACGATTTAGAAACAAATGGTTCTGTGTGGGCTGATGATGCTATGCAAGGCATAATCGATACTTTCTTCAAATCACGAGTTACCCGTAATGATTTAACAGGTTCTACTACTCGCTATTCGTATGCGATGGACTTGGAAGAAGCAATCAATCAAGTTTTTAGTGAATTGGAAAAATCGGGTAAAAAAGCATCGAGTGTTGCAGGTGAAGAAATTACCAACGGGTTATCTGAGGGAATGTCTTCGGCAGCAGGAGCGGCAGCAGGAGCGGCAAAAGGTGTTGTTTCTGGAATGGATGCTGCTGTGCGTGAAGCGGCACAAATAAATTCTCCCTCCAAACTTTTCGCTACTGATGCCGGTTATATGGTTGATGGGTTGATTAAGGGTGTGCAGGATAAAGCAACCGAATTAAAAAATGCGGTAGCTTCTGCAATCACATCCGCTTTAAGTAAAAGCAGTGCCACTTCTTACGGCAATGATTTTGGTAAAAATCTCGGAAATGGTATTGTAAGCGGATTCAAGGGAACAAGTTTCCCAACTCTTAAAGGTACTGTAAATGTTACAGATGGCGGTTCAGTCAGTTTGAAATTAAAAGCCTATGCAACAGGTGGTTTCCCAACCACAGGCGAAATGTTTATTGCACGAGAAGCCGGTCCCGAAATGGTTGGTACGATTGGAAACAAATCTGCCGTAGTAAACAATGAACAGATTATTGCAGGTATCTCCGAAGGTGTTGCGGATGCGAATAGCGAACAGAACGCTCTCCTCCGTGAACAAAACAACCTTTTGAGAAAACTGCTCGAAAAGGACACAGTTGTCAACGCCGTTGTCGGTGCTAACGACATCATCGGCGGTATTCAGAAGAAGAACCGCAGAGACGGAAAGACGATTGTTCCTGTTGGTTATTAAGGAGGGATATTATGAGTAACGAGTACAATCCTATACGCTCAGTTGATGGCAAGTCCGTCAAATGTCCCTCCTCGTACCTCTACAAGTTGGAAGATGTTTCTGCTTCCGATGCAGGAAGAACCGAAGACACGATGATGCACAAGAAACGCATCGGTCAACTCGTAGGTTTGGAATTATCGTGGCAGAACATCACCACAGAGGAAGTTTCGGCTATCCTTAAAGCCTTTGACCCGGAATATATCAAGGTCTGTTATTTGGATGCGAAACAGGGCAAATATGTTACCTCGGAGTTCTATGTGGGTAACAGGTCTGCTCCTATGTATAACGCCGCAAAGGGGTTATGGTCGAATCTATCGTTTAACATCGTAGAGAGGTCGGGTGTGTGATATGGCTTATCCGATTACCGCAGAAGCACTCGACCTCTTTACGAACTCCTATCGACAGGTCGTAGAAATCTCCTTTAACGGTGTGAATGAAAACATCAAGCTCAGCGAACAGGATATATCGCTCGGTGGGTTTTCCGTGAACCGATACTGTGTGTCGGGAAACAAGATTGAGATAGGTTCTGCTATTGCTGCTGAACTCTCCCTCAGTTTGGATAACTCGGATGGCAGGTTCGATGAGGTTTTCTTCGAGGGTGCTGAGTTATATGTCCGTGTAGGTTCTAAGAAGTGGGAAGCAAGGCGTTGGGAACACGCAGACTACCACTACATTCCTTTCGGATATTTCACCATTGACGAAGCTCCTCGTAAATTGGCAAAAATCACTCTGTCGGCTCTCGACCGAATGGTGTTGTTTGACAAAGCAGTTGACCTTGCTATGTTGACCTTTCCTATCAGCATAAGCGACCTGCTTTATCGCATCTGCGATATTTGCAACATCACTCTCGGCATAGATGCACTTACGCTCACGAACGCAGGGTACATCGTAAACGAAGCACCTATCGGAGACGATTTGACTTACAGGCAAATTCTCTCGTGGATTGCTGAGATTACAGGCACTTGTGCCTTCATCGATTGGAACGGGCATCTCGTGTTGAAATGGTACGAAGACACCGACATTGAGATTACCCCGAAGGAGAGATATAGTTCCGACTTACAAGAGAACGCCGTTACTATAAGCGGTGTTCAGATTAAGGATGGAGATACCATTCACCTCGTAGGCGATGATGCTTACGCCCTTAACATCGAGTCGAACAATCTCATCCAACACGACCACAGAGTCGTAGCAGAAACGCTCTATACGAAGTTGAATGGTTTTACTTACACTCCGTTTACGGCTACTGTGAAACCTATGCCGCATCTCTATCCTTTGGATAAGGTCTCCTTTGTGGATAAGGTCGGCGTAACACATCCGACAATTATTACAGACTTCACCTTCACCTTGAACACGAGTACGAGTATCGGTGGTAAGGGTGAAACGGCAACGAAGAGTGGGTATGCGAGTGCGAACCCTCTCACAAAGGC